TTTGATAAATACATTAAAAAAGGTTGTATTGAAGCTGGCACACATTGAATATTAGTGTTTACCGTTTGTGTTGTTGCGGAACTTGATTGTTCATTTAATATTTTTTTAATTAACCTCTCTAAAGACACATTTTGTTTCTTTTTTGGTTTGTATGAAACCATTTTGGGTTTGTTACCCGTTCCTGTTTTAGAATGTGATTTTTCTGCATTTCTTTTCTGAGCACATGCCGCTTTCTTTTGAGAATCACTCATTTTACCAGCAACCCCTGCCGCACGACATTTAGGATATGATTTGTCAGTTGCTTCAGGTCTTCCACATGGAGGATGTTTTCCATCAACTTTTTTACATATATTGACCCAAGGACCTTTTGGTTGTTTACTTCCTTTAGGTTTCTTTTTTGTACCAAACCATACCGCCAAATCTTCATTAATTGTATGTGTATCATGAGTATCAATATTATAAGTCCCATCTTTTCCTTTTTCCCACATACCAACAGTTCGTTTAATATTATTTTTTATTTTCTTCTTCACCTTTATTTTATTAATTGGTATTTTAGAAAACTTTGTAAAAGGTCCCAATTCAGAATCTTTCCATTTTTTCATACCTAACTCCATAGGCCCACTATATTCACCCGCAAAATCACTAATACCTGATTCAGAAATAACATCATCATTTTTTATTTCAACCCATTCATTAAATTTTATAAATGGTTTTGATGTATCTTTTTGTCTTAATTTTTTAGAATGTTCGGGATATTGATTCAATATATCTCCATCATCATCACTTTGTGTTGGATGATTTTTCTTATGTTTTGCAATTTTTATAGCATTTTTTTCCATTTTACTAATTTCTTTTTTTGACTTATTCATTTTACCATCATAAGAATCATATTCTAATTCAGCATTATCATATTTGGATACTGAATCCGTAAATGGTGTAAGTTGTGATTTATCGAATAATCTTACACCTGGCATTAAAGGTGCAATATAACTACCTCTACCCCCAACATCACCTGTAACCTCGGTTAAAACTTTTTTTATGGTATCTCTTAACATTGTAGAAAAAATCACTTATAATTATAAATATCTAAAAGTTAATAAATGGAAGAAAAGGAAGTTTTTGCCAAATTATTTAATTCAATTACGGTTGAATCCAAAGAACATATTGATGCTATTCTTTTATCAATGAGATATGAAGATGCCAAATTTTTACTTATTCAGGCGGTAAAACATGCTTATAATCAAGGGATTTATACATTAGGAGAAAGTGAAATTATCTCTAAATCCATAAGGGTTTTAAGCGAAACCAAAGAAAAAGAATAAAAAAGATTATTTTTTTTTGGTAATTCAAAAAGTTTTTGTATCTTTGTGGTATGAAAAATATAATCATAACCCTTTCTGTTGTACTTTTACTAGGTTCTTGTGCAACAACCAACCAAAAACATTATTATCAGAAACCTAATGGTGAATGGATATCCAAAAGGAAACTTGATAGAATCTGTGACCAAGCTCTTCGTAAAGCTATGAGGAGTGTAACTAAAGAAGATATGAAGATACTAATGGGTGTATCCGTGAATATTGATACAAACTCATTTGGAACAAGTATTGTTGTTGACACGAATACTTTGACCCCTAATTATGTTGTTGATACCCCATTTATTGGTGATGCAACTGATACAATCATACATGATATAATTTGGATTGAAGATACAATCAATGGAATACCTTGCAGATATAGTAAAGATTAATTGGCGGGTTTTAAATAATCCCCTTTTTGGTAGGAACCAATACCTGTAAAATCATAATTATATAATAACTCATAAACACCGTTTGTGAATTTTTTCGCCTTATTATTTTTAACTAACACATCTAATGTCTCTCGACTACTTTTATTTGGTGTTACTTTCTGTACATCAAATATCTTTACCTTTTTAACATCACCCTGAGATATTTTACTTTTATCCCCCATTTTAAGAGTATTACCACAAGCATCCAAAACTAAGATAGTTTTCTCAGTTGCATCATCTCTTTCACCTAATGATGGAGCACAAGACCAAAATAAAACATTTTTACCTTTAGTTATTCTAACTTCAGGTGTCGAAGAGTGACATTTAGTCTCCAAACATTGTAAACTAATAATTAATTGATTATTTTGAGTATTTGACATAATTTGTTTTGCCAAACTATCGTCAATCACTTTTTTGAAATATCTACTACCAGAATCTACTTTATTATTTAAATCCGCAACACCTATAATAACACCATTGACTTTAACATTAAACTTCGCCTCATCACATTGATGACCACCTCTACATGGAAAACTTTCGTTCTTTTGCTTATCATAAATAACTTCAACAGTTAAACCAACAACACACTCTTCAGGTGATTTAAGAGTCAATTCAACATTAACAAATCTTTCCTTAACATATCTTGGGTCATTTGGATTATCCCCCTTTTTATATGGAGTTTCCCCAATTTTAATCTCAGGTTCTTGAAACTCAGGTTTTGAAGATATAATACCCTTATCATATAAATCATTCAAATAAACTGATAATTTGTTTTTCATGGTTTCAGCTCTTTTTTTAGCTAAATAACCAACCTCAACAGTCTTAGGTGGAGACACCTCATTATCAACATTTGTTACCTGTGATTCCCCCGCAGTTATTTTTACACTCACAATCGAACCTTTATTATTCAATAAAAAAGGTTTTACCTTCTCATCCATTTGTTTGGATAATTCACTATTACCCTCTTGATTCAAATTCTTCCACTTCCCATTATCAAAATAAGACTGACTACTTATGTTTATAACATTACCAGATTCAGCCTCATTAATGAGATTATACATGGATAAGATATGTTTCTTATCCTCTTCCGTGACCAAAAATCTACTTTTACATGACATATCTATAAATATCTTAACAGTTAGTAATATTTATAAATATGACCGATAGAACTAAATTAGAAAATGTATTAAACATGTTAATTAAGAAAAAATTTCCGTTTGTACAAGATGTTGAAGTGGTTAGAATTATACAACATTTTAACGATTTACGTGGAGATATTAATTTTTATGTAACCAAAGACTTTATTAAAGAACATGTCAGATATGACTGTTATGACCAAATGGAAAAAGATGATGATATATTCTTCTCTTTATTCTCCTTTAACTGGTGTTCCGATGAAAAAATAGATGAATCCTATATATACAATTTGGTTGAAACAACATATAAAATGTTAGGACTTGCTTGGTCACATAGTATTAATAACACAAATCTATCCCTTTCAGTTGTACAATTACCCGAATCTAACGAGAACCCTTCCTAATATTCTCCTCACCCCATAATGGTTGTAAGTTCTCTAATGACCAACATTCCATGAATTCACTATCACCTATCTCCTGAATATTGTACGAAGCAATTGCCTTAATGTGGTCAACATGCCATTCACCATAATTATCCCACGTCATACCGTCTTTAAATTGGTTTTCCAAGTGAAATATTAACTCGTCAGGAGTGTATTGTAGGATGTCAAAGTAATGTCCGTTTTTTTCTACATTACTCTCCTTTAATACCTGATATATCGCAGTCCTAAAATTAGAGATGAGTTTATAGAGGGGGTATTTTGATTTACGAGTTCTTTCGTAGTTTCTTTTTACTTCACGGATTTTATCTATATTTTTTTCACGGTATTCTTTGAGGTATTGTTTACGATGCTCTTTATTTTGTTTGTACCATTTTTTTGACTTTACGGACATATATTCTTTATTTTTTTCTCTCCATTTTTTGTCTGCAACTGTTTTACCTCCTTTAAACTTTCTACCAGACTTACCCACTACAACCCCATTTTCTTTTAAAATTCTTACAATTATAGTTTTGTGTACACCAATTTTTTCTGATATTGATGGACTACCCAACATATCTTCATTATATAATCTAATGATTTCTCTTATTTTGTGTTCATCCAAAATTATTTTTTTCATATTAAGTAAATATAACCATAAAATCGTTTGTTGTCAACGAATAAAAAAAAAGGTCAGATTTCTCTGACCTTTTTAGTGTTTTATTCAAGATTATGATTATCTCAATTCTCTTAAATCAAATGTACGAACACCATCAACAGTAATTCTTCCGTAGAAGCGATTATTTACCATTTTTTTAGCGTATCTAGTCATGATACCTTTGATTGGTGTGAAGTTGAATGGATTGTACATTGTAGGAGTTAATTGTAGAGGCACATACGGTGCGTAGATGTAACCAGTGTCTAACAATGATGTTCCTTTATGCCCAATTAACACTTGGTTAGGTGGGAAGTAAGGGTCACGGTAAACTTGGTAACGACCAGCTAATGTACCAACTCTTTCAATACCCATGTTGTATTGGTCTTGCTCAGGAGATGCGTTAGATACGTGGAAGTATTCTAAATCATCGAAGATTGCAGAAACCTCAGAAGATACAACAATCCAGTTAGCTCCACCACGAAGTGTAGACTTGTGGATTTGTGCAGATAATTGGTTGATTGCTGTAATCAATGTTTGGTTCCAGTCTTTCTGAGTGTAAGAAGTTGTAAGACTTAATCTCTTCCAACCGTTGTAGTCCCAACGTAAGTTCCAAGCCGCACCTTTACGTAAGTCACGTAAGATTTCACGGTCGATTTCTGCTGCAACTTGTTCTGACAACAACGCTGTCAATTCAGCTTCAGCATCGATGTTATGGAACGCTGCAACGTCTTGAGCCAATTCAGGAGACCATTGTGCTCTTAATTTTCTTTCAGACACAGAAACTGTTACAGAATCTAATGTGAAAGAAACTTCACCAATTTGGTCTTCAAATTCAAGATTTTTATATCTTCTGAATACAGCTGATAATTCAGTACCTGTCTCAAATGTACCTGTTGTAGTACCAGTATATCCATCAAGAGATTCTGCGCCACAATCGATACAAACTGGACACTGAAGGTCAACTTCTAAATAGATACAACCATCAGGACTACAAATGTCGTTGAAGTAACCGTTGTTACCTTCAGAAGGCCATGGTGCTTGTGTTGATTTAGTAAGACCATTAACAATACCTTGTCCGTATTGTTGAGTAACAACTCTGAACAATAATGAATTAGGGTTACCTGCCGCATCAAACACTACATTACATGGAGTATTTGCGGAGAATGGAGATTCAGCTTTAGCAACATTAGAGAAAATTCTTAAATCAGCCAAGAAAGTTTCTGAATCATATTCGTTTCCATCAGGACCAATTAATTTTCCGTTACCATCGTCAGCAAAACCACACATTTTAACGATGATTTTTCTAACGTTTTTGTCAGAGTAAGCCGCTGTTGCTCCTGAAGTAGTTAATTGACCATTAGACCAAATAACCATAGTAGTCACTGCAGTAATTGCTGACCATTGACCTTTAGAATAGTCAAACAATCCTGGAGGGTCTAATTGTCCTTCATTACCTTCATAGAACAAATCATAAAGATTCTTTTGGAATTGATTACCTGTAATATAACCTGAGGTTGGACTACCTGGGTAGTTACCTGGAGAACCTACAGGGCCTAAATGTGAACCTGATTGTCCATTGTAGAAATTCTCAGCTGTTTGTGGTGTCGCATAAGGATTACCATTGTCATAAGCTTGAATCTTAGGTACGAAGTAGAACAATTTACCGATAGGTAAGTTCATAGCTTGTACTGATACGATGTCATTCGCTAACAATTTAGAGAATACACGTCTAACGATAGGAAATACAACAGTTTCGAATGAACCTGAAGAACCGTCAGAAGTTGCTTCGTTTATCAAGTGGCTAGCTTGGTTTTCATATAACTGAGCCACGTTTTCTTTTAGGTGGCCTTTAAGACCTTCAAGGAACCCTAATTTGTCCCATTTGTTGATAGTATCTTCTTTGATAACTTTAAGGTGTTTTAAACCGATGTTACCAACAAGACCTGATTCTAATAATGCTCCCATTTTTTTTTGGTTTTTTATTTTTGTTTTAGGTTTATTTTAATTTTGACATCAAATCTTTCATTCTCAAGAACTGAGGATTTTCATAAGTTTTTGACTCAATCAAGTTAGCAGCTGAACCTGAACTAGGTGATTTTTCAATTCTTTTTTCAACTGATTCAGTAACTGTTTGTACTTGTGTGCTTGTTGATGAAAGTTCATCTTTGATTGTCTTGTACAAATTCTTAGATTCTTTAATATTTTCAACCGAATCAAATCTTCTAAGAATATTGATTTTTTCTTGTTTTGATGTTGAGTGTTCTGTAAACAAACGTGTAGCGTATGCTAAGTTTGAATTAAATACCGCAACTTCATTTAATTTATTTCTGAATACATTTAAAGCTTTTCTATATTCTTCATTTTTTTCTCTAAGAATTTGAACTTCTTTTTGGGAAGTACTTTCTTCGATAGCGGTGTTAAATTGAGAATGTGCTCTTGGTTTCGGTAAACCACCTTTTCTAAATTTAGACCCTGAACCTAAGGTTCTTGAAGCTTCTTTAGTTTCCACTTTTTTAGTACCAGCTTTTACCACTGTATTTTTTCCTAATTTTTTACCAAGGTTTTCTCCTTCTTTGTATTCAAATTTTGCTTTACCTGTACCAACTGATTTAGGTCCTTCTTTCATTTTTTCTTTGAACCCACCAGCCATATTAGGTTTTTTAGCGAATTTGAATTTCGAAGCACTTCCGAATCCTTTACCTTTAGGTTTAGAAGTTATTTTAGACTCTTCAAGATGTGAATCTTCATCCATATCTTCTTCGTCATCTTCTTCACCTTCAAACATTTCGTCTTCGTCTTCGTCCTCATCATCAAATGAGATTTCGT